TGCAGCTTCAACAAATATATCCGACAGCTTAGAAGCTATCTCGCCAACTCCACCGGCGTTTTTCGTCGCATCAAGGAAACTTTCACCAATATCACTAATTAAAGGCGCGACTTCTGCACCAAACTGTTGAGACACCGCCGACAGTACAGCACCTACTTTATCAATCTCGACCCCTGCCTTGCTAATATTAGCTGCATCAATATCAGACAAGGCAAGCCCTAAAGCTCTGGCCTGTTTAGCCTGCTCTTTTTGTGCTTCGCCGTTCTTTTGAAATAAAGGTAGTAATAATGTCGCATCTGAGGCAATCGCCTCTAGAAAAAACACCATTTCATTCTGTGACAGGTTGGCTTTTTCTAGGCTGCTAATGTATAGCTGCAAAGAATCTTTACCCGATAGATTTCTAAACTCTTCCGCAGTAACGCCAACTTGGGGGGCAACCTTTTCAAAGAAGTCTATTAAGGGACCGCCACCAGTTGTTAAGAAGTCACCAACCTTATCAGATACATCTTTTAAAATGTCTGATAGTTTATCAGTTTGCACACCAACAGATTTAGCGCCAAAAGCTAGATTTTGAAATGACTCTAAAGAAGTATTAGCAACACGAGCAAATCCAATCAACTCTTTTGATGACTGTATTGAAGCCGTTGCAAGCGCACCAAATGCCGCACTAGATGCCGCAATACCAGCAAATGCTGTGGCGAGGCTTTTCATTGTTCTAGTGGTTTTTTCGCCTTGGGTTTCAAGCCTATCTAGCTGATCCGCCGCACCTTTAACGCCCTGAGTACCAACTTTAACAATTAAACTTGCAACATCAGTCATTATTTATTTATTCCTAAGTGCTGTCTTGATTGATTCGCTGCTTTGTATAGCGTTGCCAACAAACGGGCGAGGTGAGTCTTTACCATCATAAAATCCATGTTTATTCTGGTAAGTTACGCTCATTAAGTGTACCGCCTTGGATTCGAATTTATTAAGATTAGCGCCTGTTAATATATTCCATGCGTTTAACTCTGACCACTCTGGCTTTAACCCATAATCTAAGGCTATCTCAGCAACATACCGACAATAATTAATATTAGGCATATCATAAGATAAGCAGTCTTTTCTTAAAGCATTGCCGACTTTAGGTCTTGAGTTTAACCACGCTAGCTGATCGAAATATAAACATAAATCATCTAGCGTTTGGGCAAAAAATTCTTACCATTTAAGATGAACCCCTCAACCTGACTTTTTACAATGCTATTTTTCATACCGTAGACTTTCAGGGCGTTCGATTGGCTAAACACTAAAGACTTTCCATCTAGCTCCACGTTAACCCAGTCAGATGTTAAATCAGCAATCAATTTTAACGGATCGGATTCTTCACGCTTCGAGTCTGCAATAAAAGCCGCCGTATATTCTTTTGAATAAGGCCCGTAGACCGTAATGATGATATCCGTATCGTCATCTGTGTAAGGGTCTATAATCACACAATCGGCTGTATCGTTGCCAACTAATAAAGATAAATCCATTATGCCGCAACCGAAATAACGCCCTGATGATCAATACGCACATTCGCTGTGATTGCTCGTATCGTGTCACCATCGCCACCAGCACTTACTAGACTGAATACTTTAGCTTGGAAGTAATCAACTTCGCCATTGGAATATTCAAACTTAAACGTAAAACTGGCATCTGAATCGCTTGCAGTCTTAAGAATGATTTGACCGTCATCTAGACGAACCACGCCTAACTCTAAAGGGATCTCTGGTTCTTCATAAGTGCCTTTAATATGTCGAGTACCGCGAACATCTAGCGAGTTATAGGCAACGTCTGTATAAACACGCCCAATGTCGGGAAAGTTCATTAACTGACCAACCACTGTATAAGTAACAGACGCATCGGAAAAACCTGCGGCGTCATAAGTTGGGGGTGCGTCAGCACTAACACTAGCAATGACACCGTCGAACGTAATTGGAATGGCCATTTTAAAATCCTATGATAAATATTAATTGATGATTGATTATAACAGACACAAGTTATATTTGACTATAGCTTGCTTGAAGGTACGCCAATTGTTGACAATAACGGGAATGTGCTTACCAAGCCCGGCACATCTTTAAAGAATGTAGTATTTTTTTCAATTATGCCCTTGTGGTCTACAACAAGGTTGGCAGATAAATTACGAATAGTATTGCCGTCACCCTGCAAATTTGAAACGCTTGAAACTAATGCTGCAAAAAAGTCTAGCTCCCCGTTTCCATATTCAATCTTAAAAAGATATTGATTATCAGACTCACGAGCTATTTTTAATATAAATTGTCCTATGGCCTCACGATTTACTAATATTTCTAAAGTTGTTTCTGCTTGATTTGATGTGCCTTTTCTGTGACTAATACCACGCTGATCAAAAGTTTTGTAAGAAACATCAACATATTCTCTGCCAATTGTGCCAATGTTTGTTACACCACCTATCAAAGTATAACTAATAGATGACGCCCTAAAGCCATCAATATTATAATCTATGACTTGGTTTGCACTAATGCTAATTTTTGTACCTTGAAAAACTGTAGGGTCTGTAATGTTAATCCCCTGTTATAGATTGATAATTAATAACAACAGGCACGATATACCAAGCGCCATCTCGCGTGCCTGTACTGCGCGATACCGATTTAATTGTAACTAATTTACCGTTGTACGTTAATTTGCTTCTAGGAAACGCAGTGGCTAGCAAATCAGCTTTAGTGACTGCCGCGCTCTTGCCTGCATCAATTGGCGATATAACATCTATTTGATAGATTCCAAGATGGTCTAAGGCGCTCACATAGCTCAACCCAATAGGATCTGTATCAGCCGGTAATAATGTAGGTCTAAGATACAAGGTACCCACAACGGGCTTATAATTGATGTTCTCCCACGCTACCGGAATGCTATTAGCACTTGCAAACGTATTGAGGTTTGTATCTAAAGCCGCTGATATGTCTAAAAAATGCGTACTCATTTAAGTTTCCTTGCCTGCTTTTCTACTTCGCGGTTAAACTCTGCAACCGTTCTTTTGACCATCCCGTGGGGGGCTTGTGTTGACGATCCATTTTCCAAAGGCACGGCATAAGGGAGATTATTTACAAGATATAGCGAGTCTTCTAATTTTGCAGTGAAAGCAACAATTTTTGCTTTTGCCAGCGGTTCTGCACCGGTTTTGCTTATAGTATCAACTTCTCCAGAAGGCGGTTTATTAACATCAGTCTGCCAGTTTCCTCTAAATCTTCCTCCCACATAACCTTCGGGAACAGATCTAATGGACTGGTAGTCCACATAAGCTCCTTTAGTTTTATCAAATGCCACCCATAAATCTGGGTTTCCGACAGGTGAGCGTTTGATAACACTAGCTGTTAACGACAAAAATGTGCCACGAAAAACTTTTTCCGAGTTTCCTAAAGCAATGACAGAAAACTTTTTAAGCTCTGATTCAAAAGACATCGTTAGCTCCTTAGCTGCACTTCGTAAATAACCGGCGTACCCGCTGGATTAGTCTCGCGCACTTTAATGGTTTGATAAGCAACACTGTTAATCGTTATAACATCATTAGCCTCTGGCCTGCTGCCTGCCTGCATGATAAAGCGCTTATCAGTCGTTAGTATTGACGCGCCATCGATACGGCTTGTGTCAAAGTCTAACAAAGCACCCTTAGCCGTGTAAGCCGTAGTCGTGCCGCCGCTATTCTGTCCGGTTGCAGGGTTAAACGTGCCATCATCGTTATCATGTGACCATGAAGCGGTTTGACCTCGCTTAGTCAATAGATTAGTCGCTGTAGTTGCTAACCCTGTATAAAACGTGCTCACGCGCGCATTACCGTAAAGCCTGAACCACCGCTGCTTCTAACTAGCTTACGCTCTAATGATTTGATGCGTAAATTATAAACAAAGGGAGCTGCATTGTCTTGATATTCAATTTCAATAACATCAACTTTTTCTTTCTTAACTGCTCGCTCGACCGTTGCCAGTGGATCGTTACCCGCATCAATTGCAATAGTAACTTCGGCCTGCAAATCTTTTAATAGCTGCGGGATCTCGGTTGTAGTAATAACAAAGCTATCGATGTAAGCATTTAAGCGAGGCCATTGCAACGCCTGCTCTTTGGTATTCTTTAAGCCGATATAATCTAAGGTTTGCAAGTAAGTCATACCCTGCAAAAGCATAGAAGATACATCGCCATCAATAGTTATACCTCGCGCTGCGGCATAGGCATTAAACTCAATAATTGTAATATAGCTTTGAGCGTCTGCCTTGCCTGTACCTGTTTCTATAATTAAAGACATAGATTAACCCTGCTTTTAGCGATTCTTTTTATTGAATGGTTTGTCTTTGGGGGTTTCTTTGTTTTGTTTGTCAGTGTCTTTTAGATCTGACTTGTTGATAAGTACCGGCTCACCGTTCCGATAAATCGTTACTGTTTCTAATTTGTAGCTCATCTTATTTAATCCTGATTGTTACCGCTGCGGGATTAACCGCAACGGTAAACATTGATATAAATATTAGCCTAGCATTAAAGCCGAATGTTCTGGCTTTATATTCTTAACGCCCCAGGCTAGGCCAACTTCATAACGAACTTTACGATAGCCTTTATACATCGCAAATTCCATTGATAGACCTGAACGCGGATCAGTAATAGTGATTACGTCCTCAGCCATGTCGCCCTCTTCTGGTCGTGCCGGTGCGCGGGCTGCCAATACTAAAGCAGATCGAGCAAAACACATATTACGAGCAGCTGCCGCTATGACAGTAATCGCCGTAGTGCTGCCAGCGATTGCAATGCGTAAACCAGGAGCCGCTAAAGTAATAGTACCGCCGTTTGATACATCAGTATCACCTGCCGCAAGTACATACTTATTAGCATCCCCGGCAAAAGTGATAACGTCACCAACAATCAACGTACCTGTACCAGCACTTGCTAAGGTTATAACAGTTGCGCCAATAGCATAACCAGCCGCATTAGTTGTAGCACTTGCGCCAGTACCAGCCGCCGGTGTTAGTATCTGCGCTGACTCACGCAATGGCATACCTGCAACATCAAGCAATACACCTTGACGCAAGAGGCTATCAGTACCCGCAGCATTAACCGCTGACTGTAGACCAATCATATTCACGCCTGCGCTAGTGTTGATAACAAGCTGCGGATCAATATCACCGCCGTTATCTTTTAACACTTGTCTAGCTAATGCCGCAGCAGTGTAATCGTTGGCAGTGCCAAATGGAGTAGTGCCAGCCGTACCAACAGCGCGACTCATAGTTGAATATAAGCCACAAAGATCAGCTTCGACCTCATTCGTAACTTTACGAATAGCTTGTGCAATCTTCTGAGCACGAACACCGGGATAACCAGGGCCACTATTAAGCTTTAATTGATCGTCGCCAATAAAACCAAACTCGGCAGCGCGTGACTTAGTGATTTGAATGTCAGTAAAGCCAGATGTTTGACCGGTTGGGTCAGGGATTGTCATTGCGGGTGTAATGTCGCCTATGTTGCCCTCAG